ATAATGAAAAACAATGTGATCCCCTTATAACAACCCCTGAAAGTTATTTTAATACAGTTACCTACCAAACAGACGGCAGTTATGATAATATTACAGGAGTAGGATTCAAACCTGATTTGGTGTGGATTAAAAGGCGTGACTCAGGAGGGAATCATTATGTATTTGATAGTGTTAGAGGTGTTCATAAAGCTGTATTTCCAGATGAAACTTATGATGAATCAGACAATGGTAATTATTTAACAGCATTTGAAACAAATGGTTTTGCTTTAGGTTCAGCGGCAGCAGGAGCAAATGTAGCATTAGTAGGAAATAATAATACTTATGCTGCTTGGTGTTGGAAAGCAGGAGGAACTCCAACTGCTGATAATACAGCTTCAGCTGGATCAGCACCTACATCTGGAAGCGTAATGATAGATGGTGTTGCGTCTACAACTTCATTAGCAGGTTCAATAGCTGCAAAAAGAATATCAGCTAACACAAGTGCTGGGTTTAGTATAGTTGAATATGAAGGATCAGGTGCTAATAATACAGTAGCGCATGGACTTTCTAGCGAGCCTAGACTTATTTTTGCAAAAAGAACCGATAATACAGGAAACTGGATAGTATATTCCAAGCCAACAGGAGTAAATAGTTACTTATACTTAAATAACGATGGAGCTGCAGGCTCTTATACTGGCACATGGGGCTCGGCTATTACCTCTACAACCTTTGGATTAACTGGTGCTTTTTCAGATCATAATAACGCTTCAGGAACTTACATAGCATATTGTTTTGCAAACGTAGATGGTCACCAGCGTATAGACTCTTATATTGGGACAGGAACGCCTGAAAATTTTATTTATACAGGATTTGAGCCAGCTTGGGTATTAATTAAAAACACTAGTACTAGTTCAAGGCCTTGGGTTATAATAGATAATAAAAGAGATAATGCAGACGAATGGCTATACGCTGACTCAAATTCTCAAACTTACGACGACGCTAATACTTATACTAGATTTTATGAAAATGGTTTTAGTGTTGCAGCTAATGGAAGCTATGTAAATACTTCAGGTGATAATTATATATTTTTAGCTATAGCCGCAAATCCAGATACTACAGCACCAACTAAAGCTAATAGTTTTAATATAAAATTATACACAGGTGATGATAGTAATAATAGATCAATAACAGGGCTTGGATTAAAACCAGATTTTCTTTGGATAAAACGAAGAGCTAGTGGTTCTGAATCTCATGCTATATATGATAGCGTTAGAGGTCCAAATTTACAATTATCAAGTGATACTACTGGACAAGAAGCTACAAATTCTGGATCATATTTAGGCATGTCATCTTTTGATGATGATGGATTTAATGTTGGAAATAATGGAGGAACAAATAGAGCTCCACATGATTATGTAGCATGGGCATGGAAAGGTTTGGATCACGATAGAAATTTAGCTTCTATAAATAATGATGGTAGTATTGCAAGTGTGGTTAGTGCAAATCCTGCGGCTGGATTTAGTATTGTAAGATATGCAGGAAATTTATCTGGTGCAACTACAGCAACAGGCCAATCTGTTGGGCATGGTTTAGGAGGACCTCCTGATTTGATAATTTTTAAAAGAACAAGTGATGTATCCGATTGGTGGGTAATGTCTTCAGAGTTAACTAATTGGAGCACTAGATTAAGATTTGATACTAGTAATACAACTGACTATTATAGTCAATATCCTATGGCTAATCCTACTTCTAATTTATTTTATACTAATTATTTAACAGCTATTAATGTAAGCGGTCATACTCATATGGCTTATTGCTTCCGTACGATTGCAGGGCATAGTAAGATAGGGAGTTATCAAGGGACAGGTGTGAGTGGCTTGGAGGTTACTCAATTAGGATTTGCTCCAAGTTTTGTAATGATAAAAAATACAAGTGATACAGGCTCTTGGATAATACACGATAAAGTAAGAAACCCAAGTAATCCATCTACAAAGCATTTAAGATGGAACACAAGCGATGATGAAGATACAGGTGCAAATGAGCAAATTGATTTTGATAGCGATGGATTTACATTAAATGGTACTGGCCAAAATATAAATCATTCTGACGGAGATACATACTTGTATATGGCATTTAAATAAAATTAAACAAATGAATAATTATATTAGAAAAATTTCTATTGGATCAGATTACAAAAATGCTATGCATTATGTTGTTGATCAAGATGTTATGGGTGGTTCGTGGAAGATCCACGCTGTATCGCAGGATGAAGAGGGATATCATTTGTGGATACAGAAAAATGAAGAAATAAAAAAATGGAAATTTTTCAGTATAAATACTCCAATCACAATAGAATATAATGTTAACTTTTAGGCCCACAAAATCTTTTTTAGTAAAGCCAAAAAACAATCAAGAATATAATAGGGAGAAAAATGGTGTAATAATCACCTCTTCAATAGAAAATGCTAAAGACGTAAATCGTTTTGGTATTATAGAAAAAACCCCTTTGTCTTATATAGGAGATTTAAAAGAAGGTGATGAAATAGTTTTGCATCATAATGTTTTTCGTTCATATTACGACATAAAAGGCAACGAAAGAAAGAGCAATGAGTATTTCAAAGATAATTTGTATCTTGTATCATCTAATAAAATTTATCTTGTTAAAAAAAATAATAACTGGGTTAGCTTTGATGATTATTGTTTTGTCTCTCCGAAAGGGGAGGAGAATATGGAAGTTTCGCTAGGAGCATACGAGCTTCATAAGGGTACTGTAAAATATACAAATGATAATTTAATTATTCAAGGATTGACAGATGGCATGGAAGTAGGGTACACAAAAGACAGCGAATATGAATTTGAAGTAGACGGTGAAATGCTATATAGAATGAGAAGGAAAGATATATGTGTGGAATTTAGTTAAATGGGAAAATCATTAAACAGAAGAGGCAAATATAGTCATTGTACTCGTGCACAGAAAAACGGAAGAAATAAACCAGCAAAAAAGAATAAGTAATGGCAGATACGTTTTTAAAAAATAACATATCTATAGTTATATCATTCGTAGCTGCTGTATTTGCAGCAGGTGGTATATTTTCTGAATTTACATCTCTGAAAGATGAGATACATTTAGTCCACGAAAGATTAGATGAAAAAATAGTTATTATAGAACGTCTTGAAGCGCGTATACTTCTATTAGAGAAACAAGTTGAATGGGAAAAAGGCTTTCTAGAGGCCACATCTAAATCTAAATCTAAATAAATGAGCAAGGAGGAGATAAAAATAAAATCTAACGGATTAAGAAATGAACTTAAGGAAATACGTAAAAGTATTGACAAACTAACCAACGCTATAATTATGGCGCAAACACACAAACAACATGAAAAAAATTATTATACCAGCTTTCATCCTCTTGATGATGGGATGCGCTGGACAGAGACAAACACAAATGGAGGTCTACAGGAAGTTGACGAAGGACATTGACAGAGAAGATCCTGAACAAGTAAAATTAGCACAAGTACTATGGCATGAAATAGTTATAGATGAAAAAAGATATAAAAAACACTATACAAAGAGTAATTGATGCAGGAGAAAAAGCTGTAGAAGAGCTTATTAAAGTTGCGCATGATGAAATAATTACTGATGATCCATCAGAAGATTTAGCAGCAGATAGATTGAAAAATGCAGCTGCTACAAAAAAACTTGCAATATTTGATGCTTTTGAAATATTAAGTAGGATAGAAATAGAAAAAGAAAAATTAGAAAATGGTGAGTCAGCAGATTCTAAAAAAGAAGAAACCTTTAAAGGTTTTGCTGAATCGAGAGGAAGAAAGTCTTAGTCTTTATACTGTAATTGGGAGCATACCAGAATCAGATAAATTAAAGAAAAACAAATCCTCGTCTTGGGAATATGGCTATAATGCTAATTACGATGTAGTTGTAATATCTAAAAATGGAAAAGTAGGTGATGTAATCAACATAAACGGAGTAAAAATAGCATTACCTTTGCAACCAAAAAAGGTTGAGTCTAGAAGCAAAAAAACGTCAGAACAATATTGGGAAGCAAAAGAATACCCAAAAGAATTATTTAAGATCAAGACCGTTTTCCAGTGGAATGAGTACTCGTCTGCATTCAAAGAATCATGGGTTGATTACATCGAAAACGAATTTGAAAGGAGAGAAAATGGTTATTGGTTTAAAAACAACGGTGTCAATACTTATATTACTGGCTCTCATTACATGTACTTGCAATGGACCAAGATTGATGTTGGGCTCCCAGAGTTCAGAGAATCTAATAGAATATTCTTTATCTACTGGGAAGCGTGTAAAGCCGACAATAGGTCTTATGGAATGTGCTATCTTAAAAACAGAAGGTCAGGCTTCTCTTTTATGTCTTCAGCAGAATCCGTCGCTCAAGCAACAATTACTTCAGATGCACGGTTTGGGATATTGTCCAAATCTGGAGCTGATGCTAAAAAAATGTTTACAGACAAGGTTGTACCAATATCTACAAACTACCCCTTCTTCTTCAAACCAATTCAAGACGGAATGGATAGACCTAAAACAGAACTTGCCTACAGAGTGCCAGCATCAAAACTTACAAGAAAAAATATTGAACAAAAGCAAACAGATGAGTTGGCAGGACTCGATACCACAATTGACTGGAAAAATACTGGAGACAATTCCTATGATGGAGAAAAACTCAGACTCCTTGTACATGATGAATCTGGGAAGTGGGAACGTCCAGATAATATCCTCAACAGTTGGCGTGTCACTAAAACTTGTCTTCGATTAGGAAGAAGGGTTATAGGAAAATGCATGATGGGCTCTACGTCTAACTCTTTAGATAAAGGTGGGGCAAATTTTAAAAAATTATTTTACGATTCTAATCCTTTAGAAAGAAATGCTAATGGTCAAACAAAAACAGGGTTGTATAATTTATTTATTCCTATGGAGTGGAATATGGAAGGTTTTTTAGATAAGCATGGCCATCCAGTTTTTAGAACACCAGAAGTACCAGTAGTTGATATTCATGGAGAATATGTTTTTCAAGGTGTTTTGGATTATTGGGAAAACGAAGTTGAATCGTTAAAAAATGATCCAGATGCTTTAAATGAATTTTATAGGCAGTTTCCTAGATCAGAAAATCATGCATTTAGGGACGAATCAAAAAACAGTTTATTTAATCTTCAAAAAATATACGAACAAATAGATTATAATGACACAAATGGAACTCATAGCTACGTAGATAGAGGTGATTTTCATTGGGAAAACGGAGAGAGAGGAACAAATGTTGTGTGGACACCAACAAGAAATGGTAAATTTTACGTAACTTGGATACCGCCTAAAGAATTAAAAAATAATGTACGTCGAGACAATAACAAGTATTATCCACTTAATGTTCATATTGGCTCTTTTGGCTGTGATAGTTATGACATTTCTGGAGTAGTTGGAGGTAGCGGATCTAAAGGAGCTCTGCATGGTTTGACAAAAGTAAATTTTGATAACGCGCCATCAGAGTTGTTTTTTTTAGAATATATAGCAAGGCCACAAACAGCAGAGTTGTTTTATGAAGATGTTTTGATGGCTTGCCATTTTTATGGTATGCCAATATTAATTGAAAATAACAAACCAAGATTGTTATATTATTTAAAAAATAGAGGTTATAGGGCATTTGCTATGAATCGCCCAGATAAATTAAAGAATGATTTATCAAAATCAGAAAAAGAATTAGGTGGAATACCATCATCACAACCAGTAATTTCTGTTCATGCAGAAGCAATTGAAGCTTATATTGAAAGAAATGTTGGTGTTGATGCTATAGGAACGTATAGAGAAATGGGGGATATAGGGAAAAAAATGTATTTTATGAGAACCCTTAAAGACTGGTCAAACTATAATATATTTAATAGAACTAAGTTTGATGCAACAATTAGCTCTGGTTTGGCTATAATGGCAAACCAAAGGTATATAACAAAGCCTGAGAAAAAGCGTAGCAAAATAAGTGTTAACTTTGCAAAGTATGACAACTCAGGTCTGAACAGCGAAATTATAAAATAGCGATATGCTAAAAGACGATTTTAAAATTGCCAATATATCCTTTCCAGATCAGTTAGCTTCTGACTCTGTAAAACAGTCAAAGGAATATGGGCTAACTGTAGGTAAAGCTATAGAATCAGAGTGGTTTAGAAAAGACAATGGGGCTGCTCGTTTTTACAATAACAGAGATAATTTTCATAAGCTAAGACAATATGCTCGAGGTGAACAATCTGTGCAAAAATATAAAAACGAATTAGCAATAAATGGAGACACATCATATCTTAATTTAGATTGGACTCCTGTCCCTTTAGTTCCAAAATTTGTAGATGTAGTTGTAAACGGAATGTCAAATAGGTTATTTGACGTAAAGGTTGAAGCTATAGATGACGTAGCAAGGTCTAGGAGGAATAATTACAGGCAAATTATCGAAGATGACATGATGGCCAAACCTGTTTTAGAAATGCTACAAGGGGCAAGCGGAAATAATCTTTTTAATTCAGATCCAGAAAAACTTCCTGAAAGTGACGAAGAGTTAGAGTTACATATGCAGCTTTCGTATAAACAAAAAATAGAAGTTGCAGAGGAAAAAGCATTGGAAGCTATATTAGATGTTAATGACTACGAGCTTATTAAAAGACAGATTGATGAAGACGCTACTGTAATAGGTTTGTCAGCAGTAAAACATTCTTTTAATACGCATGATGGTATAAAAATCGATTATGTCGATCCAACTCAAATGGTGTATTCGCCAACAGAAGATCCAAATTTTAATGATTGTTATTATTTCGGTGAAGTAAAAAACGTAAATATTACAGAGCTTAAAAAAATAGATCCATCATTAACACAGGAAGAAATAAAGGATATATCAAAACTAAGTGCCAAATGGGACGCTTATCAAGGAATTAGAGGTGGTTATAAAACAGATAACTTTGATTCCAATACTGCTACCTTATTATATTTCTGTTACAAAACAGATAAAAATATAATTTATAAGGTTAAAGAAAATAATAACGGAGGTAAAAGAGCTATTAGAAAAGATGAATCTTTTAATCCTCCAAAAACAAAAGACGCAAGGTTTGAAAAAAAATCTAAAAGAATTGATGTTTGGTACGAAGGAGTAATTGTTCTTGGCACGAACACAGTTTTAAAATGGGATTTAATGAGGAATATGGTCAGACCTAAGTCTGGAATACAGAAAGCTTTAGCTCCATACATTTTAAGTGCACCAAAAATGTATAGAGGTCAGATTGATTCTTTAGTAAAAAGGATGATTCCTTTTGCTGATCAAATTCAATTAACACATTTAAAATTACAGCAAGTAATTTCTAAAATGATACCAGATGGTGTTTATTTAGATTTAGATGGTATAGCGAGTGTAGATTTAGGGAATGGAGCTATGTATAATCCTAATGAGGCTCTGAATATGTATTTTCAAACAGGGAGCGTTGTTGGTAGGAGTTTTACAGAAGATGGAGAATTTAATAATGCTAAAATACCAGTTCAAGAATTAAATGGATCTGGATCTAACGCAAAAATATCTTCGTTAGTTAATATGTATAACCACTATGTAACTATGATAAGAGATGTGACTGGCATTAACGAGGCAAGAGATGGTACAATGCCTGATGCAAAAACTTTAGTTGGTGTTCAGAAATTAGCAGCATTAAATTCTAATACAGCTACAAGACATATTTTAGATTCTGGTTTAAGGTTAACAAAAAGACTTATTGATTCTGTGTCATATCGTTTTGCTGATATGATTGAATACACTGACATGAAAGAGTCTCTTATGAATATGATTGGAGCTAAATCAGTTGAAATTATAGATGAAATTAAAGATGTTCATTTGCACGATTTTGGTATTGAAATTGAATTACATCCAGACGAGGAAGAAAGAAGTATACTAGAACAAAGTATTCAGTTGGCTTTATCAAATCAAATGATTGATTTGAATGATGCAATAGATGTGAGGAATATAAAAAACATAAAATTAGCCAATGCTCTTCTTAAAATTAGAAAAGAGAAAAAAGAAGGGTTGGATATGAAGAAGAAAAAAGCAAACATTGATATGCAAACTCAATCTAATGTTCAGTCTTCCACAGCTGCATCAAATAATAATATGAAAGAGATGCAGATGAAATCACAAACTGAAATGCAAATCTTACAACAAAAACATAATTTTGAGCTTGAAAGAATGAAACAACAAGCTGAAATAGATATGGCGTTGCAAGAACAAAAACTTCAATTAGCTATGATGACAAAGCAAAACGAACTATCACAGTTATCAAGCAGAGAAAAAACTAGAGAAGATAGGAAAGATCAAAGGGTTGATAAGCAAAGTGAAAATCAATCTAAACTAATTGAGCAGAGAAAAAATAATCAAATGGCTCAAAAATTTACAGATAATACACAAGGAATAGTAGATCAGTTACTTAGCTAAAATGTATTATAAAAATGTATATTTTTGTTTAATAAATTTAATTTAATAAAATGGCGGATATAAAAGTAAAAGTTCTGGAGGAAGACGCACCAGACGTAAAAGTTAAATCTGAAGCTCCACAAGAGGTGGAGACAAAGGTTGAAGAAAAAACACAGGAACCTGTAGAGGAAACTCAAAAGGAGCCTGAGAGTGAGCAGGTTGAAGAAGCTCAAGGTTCAGAAGAAAAAAAAGAAGAACCAAAAGTTGAAGCTCCTGCTATTAAAGAAGAGGTTCGAGAAGAGCCTCAAGAAGAAGTTCTTTCAAATACTGAAGAAAAACAAGTTGAGCTTCCAGAAGACGTAAAGTCTTTTTTAAAATTTAAAGAAGAGACTGGACGAGGGATGGATGAGTATGTTAAGTTGAATGTTAATTATGACGAAATGAATGAATCAGATTTATTACGTCAATACATAAAACAAAACAAACCTCACTTTGATGATGATGATATAACTTATTTTATAGAAAGTAATTTTATTTCTAGAGAAGGAGATAATGATTCTGAAGTCAGAAAGAAAAAGCTTGATTTGAAAGAAGCTATTTACGAAGCTAAACAACACTTTAATAAGTTAAAGGAAGATTACTACGTCCCAGTTGAGTCAACTGACGCAGTACCTGAAAACTATAAAGAGGCGTTTAACTTTTATAGCGAATATAAGAAGAACCAGGAGAAGCAGGATATTATATCTAAAAAAAGAGGACAGTATTTTCTTGAGGAAACAGACAAGTTGTACAATCAGATCGAAGGTTTCGAGTTTGACTTAGGTGACAGCAAACAAGTTTACAAGATAAACGACAAAGAATCCGCAAAGAAACAAACTGCCAGTTTAAATGATTTCGTAGGAAGATTTTTAGACAAAGAAGGATATATTAAAGACACTGCTGGTTATCATCGTGCAATGACGATAGCTGCTCAACCTGATCAATTTGCCAAGTATTTTTATGAGCTTGGAAAAGCGAGTGCAGTCGATGGGATTGTAAAAGAAACAAAAAACATCGATATGACCGTAAAAGCAAATACAGGGCAAACAGATGATGGTAGAACTAAGTTTAGAGTCGTGGACAGTGGTTCTGGATCTTCGTTGAGAATAACAAAAAGAAATTAGAAACCTTTAAAAAATTATTATTATGAGTGTAACAATGTCACCAACGCCAGCTAATGTACCCATTACGCCAGCGCCGACAAAGTCGACATTATCGACTAACTACATCACTAGCTTTGACTTTTTAAGTCAATATCTACCTGATGTTTATGAAAAAGAATTCGAAAGGTATGGAAATAGATCTATTGCGTCTTTTTTAAGACTAGTAGGAGCTGAAATACCTTCTAACTCTGACCTTATCAAATGGACAGAGCAAGGACGTTTGCATACAATCGTTAAGAGTGCCACAAGAAGTGGAGAAGTTATTACTTCAACTGGTCACCCTTTCAGATTGAATCAAACTGTAATCATTTCTGATGGTACTAACACTGCCAAAGCTTTAATTACTTCTGTAAACGCTAACGGAAACGCATTTACTGTTTCTGCTTACGGTGCAGCTAATTTAACTGCTGCAGGAATGACTGGAACAACTGGACTAACTGTATTCGTTTATGGTTCTGAATTTAAAAAAGGAACTAACGGAATGGACGGAAGTTTAGAAGCTAACCCTGTTATCTTCGAAAACAACCCTATTATAATCAAGGACAAGTATGAAGTTGCTGGTTCTGATTTAGCACAAGTGGGTTGGATTGAAGTTACTACAGAGAATGGAGCTACTGGATATCTATGGTATTTAAAATCTGAGCATGAAACAAGACTACGTTTTGAAGATTACTTAGAAACTGCTATGGTTGAAGGTGAGCCTGCTGCATCTGGATCAGCTGCTGCGACTGCTGGTTACAATGGTACAAAAGGTTTATTCCATGAAGTTGAAAATAGAGGAAACGTTGCTACAGGTTCTATTGCTGCAAAAACAGACGTAGAAGCTATTGTAAAAGTTTTAGATAAGCAAGGTGCAATTCAAGAAAACGTTATTTTCTCTGCTAGAGATAAGTCTTTCGAAATAGACAATATGCTAGCAGCTCAGAATAACTTTGGTTCTTCAGGAGCATCTTACGGTTTGTTTGACAATGATAAAGACATGGCTTTAAATTTAGGATTTGCTGGATTTAATATTGGTTATGATTTTTATAAAACTGACTGGAAATATCTAAACGATGCTACAACTAGAGGAGCAATCGGTGATATCGATGGTATCGTAGTTCCTGCTGGTACTACAACTGTTTATGATCAAGTACTTGGTAAAAACGCTAAAAGACCTTTCTTACACGTACGTTTTAGAAAGAGTGAAGCTGAAGACAGAAAGTATAAGACTTGGGTAGTTGGTTCTGCTGGTGGAGCTGGAATGAGTAGCGACCTAGACGCAATGCAAGTTCACTTCTTAAGTGAAAGAGCACTATGTGTTATGGGAGCGAATAACTTCGTTATCATGAAGTAATTTGTATTAAGAGGGGGTATTGCCAAGCATGTAAACGCCCTGCTAACGCCCCCTCTTTTTTTTTAATCTAATAAAATTTAAATAAAATGCCTACAACAAAAACAGCACGAACTAGTGCGAAGAAAAAAGACTCATGGGTGGTCAAAGAAAGACGTTACATTTTAAAAGGTAACGCTAGCCCAATATCATATTTACTTAGATCGTCTCATCATCCTAATAAACCTTTACAGTATTTTGATGGAGATAATTATCGTCCTTTACGATATGCATCAAATTCAACTACGCCTTTTATGGATGAGCAAGATGGGTATGTTATATCACAAGCGATAGAATTTGAAAACGGAGAGCTTGTTGTACCAGCAGCTAATGTAAATCTACAAAAGTTTTTAAGCGTTTTGCATCCTGATAAGGATAGAGTTTATGAAGAATGGGATCCAAACAGAGATGCTAAAGAAGAATTAGAAGCTGAAGAGTACGCTTTGGATGCTCAAGTGGCAGCCAGGGATATGCCTATAGAGGAGTTAGAAGCAATCGGCAGAATAGTTTTTAGATCTGATGTAAATAAAATGACATCGGCAGAACTAAAAAGAGATATGCTTTTGTTTGCAAAAGATAATCCAAAAGAGTTTATTGATTACGCAAATGATCCAGATATAAAACTCAGAAACTTAGCTATACGTTCTATAGATTCAGGAGTGTTAGCTATTAAAGATGATAATAGAACTGTTGTTTGGAATGATAAAACACAACAAACTGTTCTTACTGTTAAATTTGGCGAAAATCCTATAGGAGAATTATCGGCATATTTCAAGACAGATGAGGGCATGGATTTGATGGAAGCTATAGTTAAGAAGCTATAAATACTTTCTCCCTCTTTGAAAGCCCCTCACATGAGGGGTTTCTTTTTTTCGTAAATTTGTTAAAAATTGAGTGATGATTAATAGCGTAAGAAATACCGTATTATCAATTATAGATAAAGATAACAGCGGTTTTATATCGCCCCTTGAGTTCAACCTCTACGCAAAAGCTGCGCAGTTAGAAATATATCAAGAATATTTTGATAATCACAGAAAAGCAGTTGTAGCAAAAAACCAAAGAAGAGGATCTAAGGGAGTGTTTGATGAGATAAAAGATATCAGACATAAGCTGGATATTTTTACAACAAAAAATAATTCATTAACATTAGTAAGTGGAACTACAAATAGATACACTTTACCAACCAACTTGTATATGGTTGACAGTGTTTTGTGTGGAAACGATATAGCTGAAGAGGTAGATAAAACTGAATTTTATTATTTAAGTCAAGCTAATTTAGCTTCTCCTTCTGATAAATACAAAATATATACTAGGTTTGGAAATGAACTTGAAGTGTCGCCTGTTTTAACTTCTGGAACTTATTTGTGTTTAATTTATTATAGAACACCAGTTGATCCAAAATGGACTTACCTTACAACAGCTGCAGGAGATCCAATTTACAATGCAAGCGCAACAGATCATCAAGATTTCGAATTGCATCCAGAAGAAGAAACGCAACTAATTGTTAAAATATTAAGATATGCTGGTGTTAGTATTAGGGCAGAAGATGTTGTTAATACTGCAGAAAGTCAAGATGTAAAGGAATTTGAAAAAGAAAATTTAACATAAACTTATGAGCACGTCACAACAGTATTATCAAGATTCAACAAAACACGGACAGTATCAGTTTGTAAACATGTCAGATGTGATAAATAATTTTATGCTAATGTATGTGGGGGATGAGAAAGTTATAAATGATATACCCAGATATCAAGTTGTACATCATGCTAAAAGAGCAATACAAGAGCTGAATTACAACGCCCTTAAAGAGGTGGTTCAAATGGAGATAGAATTAGGATCTAATTTGAAAATAATTATGCCAGAGGATTTTGTACAATTAGTAAAAGTTTCTTTCATAGATGAATTTGGAAGACTGTATCCTATGACAGAAAACCCTCATAACGCTGTTCCTAAAGCCTTTTTACAAGACAACAATGCAGATTTTACTTTTGATAGCGATGGTGCATTACAACAAGGGACAAGCTTATCTGAAACAAGAATGGCTTTAAACCCCACAAAGCACAAAGATATAGACTCTTTAGAAGATGAACATTCTGGAGGAAGATATGGGATGGATACAGGTCTTGCTAATAAAAACGGAAGATATTTAATAGATAAAAAATCAGGATTTATTAAATTTAGTTCTGATTTACAAGATGGTGATATTATTGTTTTAGAATACATATCAGATGGTTTATTCGGAGGAACAGATACAACAATTAAAATTAATAAACTTGCAGAAGATTATGTTTATGCATATCTTCAAGCTGCTATATTAGAAACTAAGTTTGGCGTTCAAGAATATATTGTTAGAAGAACTCAAAAGGCTGCATCAGCAAAATTAAAAAATGCAAAAATTCGGTTGATGAATATTAATATGGATAATCTGGTACAGCGCTTAAAAGGCAAGAATAAGTGGATTAAGTAATGAAGATAAATAACATCTTCCTATCAGGCCGCATGAATAAAGATGCGGATGAGCGTATGTTGGAAAAGCATGAATATATACATGCTGAAAACATAAACGTAGCCAATGCTATTGATAGCGATACAGGAGTTGTAAAAAATACACCAAGAAACTTTTTAGCATATCCAACAGCTCTTTCTTTTACTGGAACTAATCCTAAAACAATTGGTTCAGTCGCCGATGACGCATCACATAAAATTTATTGGTTTGTTGCAACAGACACTTGTTCTTATATATGTGAGTATAGTAGGTTAGATGAAACTGCATCTATTATATTAGAAGACACGAGAACAGGTGATGATAGAGTATTGCGTTTTGATAAAAACAGATATATTCATAGTGCCAAATTAATTATTGACACAGAAAATGAAAGAAAGTTTTTAGTTTGGACTGATGCTAAAAATCCGCCTAGAAAAATAAATATCGATAGAGCTAAAACCTATGGAGCAAACAATTTTACAGAAAAAGATATTTCTGTAATAAAAGCTCCACCCATATTTAGTCCTATAGCTAGATTAAGTAATTCTCAGACACAAAAAGAAAACTATATAAAAGATAAATTTATTCAATTTGCATATAGATTTAAATATTTAGATGGAGAATATAGTGCATTAAGTCCGTTTAGTAATTATTCTTTTTTGGCTAAAGAATTTTTTTATGACTATGAGCAAGCCACTAACGAATCTATGGAAAACGCATTTAATCAAGTTTTAATTACGTTTAAAACTGGAGATGCGAGAGTAACAGACGTAGAGCTTATTTACAGAGAGTCTAAAGGAACAACATTATATGTTGTAGAAAAATTTAACAAAACTTTACTTGGTTTAGGCAATGATGAGGATTTTACTTTTAAGTTTTCTAGCCCAAAAGTTAATACAGTTTTAGCTCCAGATGAAGCAAATAGATTATACGACAATGTTCCTTTGGCTGCAGAGACAATGGAAGTTATAGGAAACAGAATTATTTATGCTAACTATACAGAAAACTATAAGCTTTGTCATTACGGAAATGAAGAAATAAAATTTGATTTTACTGTCAATAAGATATCTTATCCTATAGTGTCAGGGGTAGCGCAAAGAAGCGTTAAGAGTAACAGAAATTATGAGGTGGGCTTGGTTTATGTAGACGAAAACGGAAGAATGTCTACTGTACAAACTTGCGAAGGAAATAATGTGCATGTATCGGCAGAAGATTCAAAAAACAAAAACACATTACAACTTACAATAAATCATTTAGCTCCATACTGGGCTAAATATTATAGAGCTTTTATAAAAGAAACTGAAACCACTTATGATGTAATAACGCCAGTTATATTTCACAAAGACGAAGATTTTGTGTGGGTGAAAATAGAAAAAGCGGATGTAGATAAGGTAAAAGAAGGAGAGTTTTTGGTTGTTAAATCTGATACTGCTGGTATAAAAGATAAATATGTTGAAACTAAAGTTTTAGAGTTTGATCAAAAAGAAAGGAATTTTTTAGAATCAAGTAATGTTAATTATATAGCTCAAGAAGAAGGAACATATATAAAATTCAAACCAACTAAATTTTCTATTAATGATTCTAATTATGCAAAAATGCATAGCGATAATGCTGATGACACTAGAAATAGATCTGGAGGTCAGACGCCTAGAATCACAAACGAAGCAACAGTAAATTATTTTGAGGGCCCAAATTTTTATGCTACAACGGCAAACAGTTTAAACGATCTTATTGTAAGCGGTGCGCCAGCAGGAGTTACGGTAGACCAAAGATTTGAAGTTGTTGTGCAGTCTGATACAGGAGCTGCAGACAAATTTAAATGGAGAGTTCATGATCCAACAGGTGTTGGAGACTACACAGAAAATGTGACAATGACTACAAGCGCACAAGCTTTAAGTGGAGGATTGTCAGTTCATTTTTCTGCGACAACAGGGCATACAGTAGGAGACACGTGGTTTATTAATGGTAGAACAGGATGGACTGGATATGATGAAGATACAAGATCAAATGTTATATTAAAAGGTTTTGATGGTAACGAAGAGGTGGGGCCAGGATCAATATTTAGAATTCAGTATTTTGAAAGCAAAGGATCTAATACTATATCTCACACAGCAAGTTACACGTCATCAAGATCATTTCCAAATATAGAGGAGTTTTGGCATGAAGTTGTAAAAGATGAGATGACAAAATCGGTTCCAGAGGGAAGAATTAAATGGAGAAGAGGGGTTTCAACAGACCTACCTTCTGGTGATTATAGGACAAGGGAGCTTGCTATATCAAATAATGTAAACCACGCCATACACATGATAATAGAGTCTGACAATGCTCAAGGCGGAAATGTTACAATTAAAATATTTGGAACTACTATATTTGACGAAGAATTAGGTAAAAATGTTTATGCTAATGGATCTTGGAATTTTGTTATAAAAGGAGAAGAGGATTCTTTAGTTGTTTTCGAAACGAAACCAAAAGTCAAAAATGATAATATTTATTATGAAATAGGTCAGACATATAATATAGATGAAGAAGGATTTCATCAAGGAGCAGACACTGATCAATCGCAAAACGAAGAACAATCAGCCTTGGTTACTATTGATTGGTTTAATTGTTTTTCTTGGGGCAACGGAATAGAGAGTTTTAAATATAAAGATTCATTTTTAAGCGACTCATTACTTACAAACAATAGGGCGCTTACAAACTATGCTGGATATCGAGAAAATAAAAGAATTGCTTCTTTAACTTATAGTGGTGTTTATAATCAAAGCACAAACTATAATGCTTTAAATGAATTTAATTTATCACTTGCAAACTTTAGAGATTTAGACGACCAGTTTGGTAAGATAATGAAAATAGAGTCTAGAGATACTGACTTAATTGTTTTTCAAGAAAATAAAGTTACAAAAGTTTTATTTGGTAAATCTGTTTTAGCAAATCAAGATGGCAGTGAAAATGTAGTGGCATCAGAATCAGTTCTGGGAACACAAGTTCCATTTGTTGGTGAGTATGGTATATCAACATCAGCTTCTTCTCTAGCAAAATGGTTTAATAACATTTATTTTGCTGACGAAAGACGTGGTGTTGTTATGAGGTTAGGTGGTCAAGGATTAGAAGAAATATCACAATTTGGAATGAGAGATTGGTTTAGAGAAAATATACGATCTAGAAACCATAAAAAACTTGTAGGAGGATATGATCCTCACAACGATAATTATATTCTTTCAATAAAAGATCCTATTATAGAGTGGAGGGAGGATGATTATATTTGTTCGAAAGGAGCAAAAGATTGGAGACCAGATAAATATTATTGCAAACAAGATTTAGTTCCAATACCTGTTCCAGTACCAGTAGCCCCAACATTTACATGTACTACAGCTTTATTTAATTTGTCAGATGGTACAACTGGAGATACGATTGGAATAGGAACAGATGCTACTGTATCGTTAGGAACTTTAAATAGCGTTAGTCCTGCAACATATCAGTCTGGATCAACTACTTATACAGCGAATATTACTGTGCCGTCTGGATATGCAAATGCAGGCGCAACAATTACTACTTGTACAACTACAGCATCAGGAGTTGCAGCACCAACACCATCGCCAACACCAGTGCCAGTAACTCCACCAACACCTGTTGCACCTCCATCTTGTATAGATTGCCCAGGTGATATAAATTCTATATCAAACTTTAGTGCTACTGCAGGAGATACAGGAACAATAACTCTTGGTGGAACAAATGTTTCGGTATCTAATGCAACAGCATATAACTTCAACACAAACTTAATATCAGTGAGTGTGTCAGGAGGAACTCTTAGCTGGACTGCTTTAAGCGCTGGAACTGCACAAGTAAGGGTTATAGCAAGTAATACATCAGGACAAGGAGGCGCAGGAGGTTGTTGTCAAGAATCAGAAGATTTCTTTGTAACTATAGCCGCTGCACCTGTACCAACAGCGCCAGCAGCAACTTGTAATGATGCTGGATTTACTGTAAGTAACGGAACAACAGGAGCAGCTGTTTCAGCATCTGTAAATAGTGGATTTACATTGAATAGTGTATCTCCAAGTACTTACACTGCTGGATCTGCAACATATACTGCAAGCATTACGGTTAATAGTGCTTCATTTTCAAACAATGGAAGTCAACTTTCACCTCCATGTACTGCAACTGCAACAGGAACTACTGCTCCAACACCACCAACACCAGTACCAGTAGTTACTTGTACAGATTATGAGATTGCTAATACAGGTGGTTATGGTAATAATACAATAACATATATTCCTTGCTACCAATCAGGTGGACAACCTACAGGTCAACAGTCAAATACAATCCCTTATGGAGATAGTATAAACAGATGTATTCACCAAATAGTTAGTCAAGGAAGTAACTTAACATTAACAAACAATGGAAGTTGTCCGTAAAAATATATAAACGCATAATATGGCAAACACAGGAGAAGTAGTTGTAACTAAATTAAGATTGTATGTAGATGGAAACGCTACAAAGACGGTCAAAAGAAATGCCCCAGGGGATCCTAATTATATTCCTCCATTTCTTGATACAGCTACATGTATTGTAAATGCAACTGCTGTTACTCCTACCCCAACACCAGTAGCTCCTACACCACCTACTCCAACGGCGCCACAAAACCCTACACCAACACAGTGTTTCTATGAGCAAATTAATGTATCTGCTACAGCGCAAGCCGACACAAACACTGCTTGTGCTGACACTAATCTTACACAAACGATAAGACATAATTCTACAGCAGCAGCATTTCCTAATTTAGGAACAATAGTATGGACGGATTGTGGAACCACTACTATTGCTAATGGGTATTATAAAGTTAATGGATCTAATAAAGTTTTTAGAACTAATAATGGATCAATAGTAGCTGTAAATAACTGTATTGCTTCATCAAACATGCCTTGTACAGGAAAAATAGTAGATGTTTTCTTATCAGAAGGTAAGGATGCAAAAGGAGATTTTTGTACTGGAACATACTCGGTAAATCAAACACATCTCTTTGCAGGCGCTACATTAGCTGATGGTTTAAACCAATTTATATGTAAAAATGGTCAAGCTATAAATGGGGAAGGTAAATATTATATTGTATCTTTAAATCCATATTCAGCAAATCCTTCCCAAAACACCTTCCAATATTGGAGGATAACAGGAACTGGTAAGGTTGTGGAGACTGGAGCTTACGACTGTTCTACAGGTTCTGGAGGCTCTGGCGGAGGTGAAGCTGTATAAATGAATTTAAATTAAATAAAATGTTACAAATAATCGACTCTTTTTTAAGTGACGAGCAATGTGATAGTCTTATAGAAATGATAGATAAACACAATGTTCCGTCAAGCGTTTCAGGAACAGGTAGCGAAAGATCTGTTAATAACAACGAATTCAGAACTTCTAGCACATGTAATTTAATTAAAGATGATGCTTTAGTTTTGGAAGTAAAACAAAAAATTGCAGATCTCATAGCAAACCCTATCGATATGGGAGAAGATTTGCAGGGACAAAAATATGAGCCTGGTCAATTCTTTAAACCACATTACGATTTTTTTGAAGGAGATTCTTACACAAATCACTGTTTAGCATCTGGAAACAGGACAAAAACAGTAATGATATATTTAAATGATGATTTTAAAGGAGGGGGTACAGATTTTCCTAATATTGACAAGCATATAAAACCCAAAAAAGGATCTGCTGTAATTTGGGAGAATATGAAAAATGGTGAACTTCAAAAAGACATGCTACATGAGGGAGTTGAAGTCGAAAAGGGATCAAAATATATTGTCACATCTTGGTGGAGAGAAAATGTGTGGGATCCTTTTTTAGATGATAAATTATCAAAAGAGCACCATCAAACGAAAATAGCTAAAGTAAGATCTTTAAATTCAAAAACATTTAGTAGTTATGAAGATCTACCAAGGTTTTCTGAAAGAGGATATGAAGTAATAAAGCTTCCAGACAGCTTATGGAAAACAATTCTTGAGATGTATGAGGAAGTTAAACCTTTTGAAACAGAAGAACATTTCCCACATAAAAAAAGCGTTATACCATCAGTCAATGAGATTTCTAGTACGTTAATGGATTTAGGAGTCGTTCAAGAAAAAAGAGATGCGCTACATCAAGCATTAAGACCAATCCACGAGCAGTTTTGTGGTGTAAATTTAGAGCCGACATTTATATACGGAATACGTTCTTACTTAAGAGGCTCTGGTCTTGTAAAACATAGAGACAGAATAGAAACGCATCATATATCAGGTATTATTATGGTGGATAGAGATTTAACCTGTGGGTGTGCAGACAAAAAATTTGCAGATAATTGGCCTTTGGATATACAAGATCATAATGGGATATGGCAAAAAATATTGCTTGAGCCAGGAGAAATGTTATTATATGAGTCAGCAACATGTGAGCATGGAAGAGAAGAATTGTTTACTGGAACTCATTATAGGAATTTTTTCGTTCATTATAAACTAAAGGACTGGATTTATGAGCCAGGAAAATAAGTACATTTCTTTTTCTCCTTGGTGGGGTGGTTGGAATAATCAAAGAATGTCTTATGAAACAGCTGCTGCAATATCAGTTATAACAGGAAGAAAATTAATATTACCTTATAAAGAATATTGTTTATTTTTTAGTCAACATGAAAATAAATCAACATTTTTAAATGCATGGAATATTTTAGATAAAAATGCGTTTACAAAAGAATTTGATTGTGTTGATTTTTTTGATGTTCCAGAATACCAAAATTTAGGTAATAATACACATTATTTTTATGGAATTGAAAAAATAGCTAAATGTTATTTGTTTCAAGACTACCCATATAAAGATTGGGGACACAATAGAGATCCCTCATCGAGTGAAGTTTTGGTTTGTGATATAGAAAATCAAGAAGACTTCCAAAATTTTTGTGGAAATAGGCGTGTTTACGACTTAAATGTAGATGATAGATTTATACATTTTCCCAGAAATCTATTTGCTCATTTTTATTATCATGTGTATGGATCAAATAAAGATGTTAGAAATTTAATTAAAGAAAAGATTGGTAGAGGTGTTGTGTTTAAAAAAGAATATTTTGGTTTAGCAAAAAAAGCTTTGAATGCTTTAGGAAATTTCAATGCTATACATTTTAGATCAGGAGACTTTAATAACACACATACATCTGACACAAAAAATTTAATACAAAATTTAAAACAGATGCTGGACGGAAGGATTCCTAAAGGTTCTAATTTATACATAGCAACTGATGAGGTTAATAAAACTATTTTTGATTCTTTAAGATCTGATTATAAAATATATTTTAGGGAAAGTTTTTATAATTTTTTGGATCAATATGAAGCCTTAGCTTTAGACCATATAATACCATCAGAAGCAGATGTTTTTTTAGGCACAAAATGGAGCACATTTTCTGATGCCATACATATTATGAGAGGGTTTTCTGGCAAAAAAGACTTTAGTAGAGAAGGAATTAATTTTAATTTGCCTAAATTAGATACTACGATATTACCTTGGAATCAAGAATCATATCAATGGTTTAATTTATACGATATACATTGGAAAAATGAATAAAAACATATTAGTGCTTGGAGGTGGAGGATTTATTGGAGGACACCTTGCAAAAAGATTAAAATCAGAAGGGAACTGGGTTAGAGTAGCAGATATAAAAAATGAACCATCTTTTTTCAAAAAAGAAGATATATGTGATCATTATGTAAGTTTAGATTTACGTCACGCTTATGACGTGGATGTTGCTTTTGCAGGAGAAGAATGGGATGAGGTTTATAATTTAGCTGCAGATATGGGAGGTGCTGGATATATATTTACAGGTGAAAATGATTTAGATATAATGAATAACTCTTTACGTATTAATTTAAATGTCATTGATAATTTAAATAATAGATGTAAAAGATTTTTTTATTCAAGTTCAGCTTGTATTTACCCACAACAAAATCAAACTAATCCAAATAAAAACACTACAGAAGAATCAACGGCATATCCAGCTAATCCAGATTCAGAGTATGGTTGGGAAAAATTAATTAGCGAAAGGTTGTATTTAGCAGCAAAACGTAATAAAAATATAACAATTAGAATAGCTCGTTATCATAATGTCTATGGTCCATATGGTGCTTTTAATGATGGAAAAGAAAAAGCTCCTGCAGCTTTATGTAGAAAAGCGATAGAGGGGGATAATGAAATAGAAATTTGGGGTGATGGAGAACAAACAAGATCTTTTTTATATATAGAAGATTGTCTTGATGCAACAATACAATTTATGAGACAAAATAATTTTTGTGGTCCAATAAATATAGGCTCAGAACAAATGGTAACTATTAATGGATTGGCTCATGCAGTTATAAAAACATCTGGTAAAGATTTGAAAGTCAAGCATATAGATGGGCCTTTAGGAGTCAGAGGTAGAAATTCACATAACAAATTGATTTATAAGCTTTTGAAGTGGAAACCAAAATACACTTTGATAGAAGGACTGAAACCAACATATGAGTGGATAAAAAATCAGGTTTGTTAATTTAGTATCTTTGTAAAAAATTACGCGATGTCATTACGGACAGGTCAAAAAGTTGTCACCAAGCTTAGAAAATATATTAATGGGTATCCAACTACAGAGGTAAAAGATAATGCTTCAGGAGATGCCGATTATATAGCTCCGTATGTAGATGAAGAGTCGTGTCCAAAATATAAAGTCGAAACAGTTGTAACCCCTACACCTGCGCCAGTAGGAAGCGAAGTTGTACCAGCTCCTATAGGTGTAACAGAAGAACCGCCACCAGATCAAAGTACTGTTTGCGCACCTTGTTTTACAAGAGATTTACCAGAGAATGAGTGTAGGACATATGAGATTAGTCATCAATATCAATTTAATCAACCAGGAGTTGATCCAGGATTTATGGATGCAAGTTATTCATACACTAATTGCGAAAACAATGAAATTATTGAAGGGGAGTTAAGTCCTGGTGGCACGGTAAACATAAACAGTTTAACAAGACCTGATATAGTTTTTGGTCCAGGTCTTACTATTACAGAAGGTCAGGTAGTTTCAGGCTTTTCTAATATTGATATAAATCAATATCATTATTTGGCTTCTGGTTGCTATGATTCAGACGATAGGTTTTTAAGATCTACAAGACAATTTAACGTAGGAGATATCGTAAAAACAGCCAACAGTACTTGTTGTTGGGAAATAATTCAGATTGTAAGTCCAAGACCAGCATACAATATTATATACAACTCAAGCAGTGATGTATATGCAAGTTGCACAACTTGTTGTGACTTAGCTTCACCAGCAAGCACTTATGGTCAAGAACCAAGCGGATCTGCTGAAATAACTGGAGGTAATGTAACTTTATCTCATAGTGTTGGACAAGCGTTTTCGAGAGTCAAGGTCTTCCAAGTAAGCAACACAGGTACTGTAGAAATAAAACTAACTGTACAATTAACAACAGGAAATTATATAAATGCGGCTGCCAGAGTCAAAAAAAGCGATGGTTTAACTAAAAATGCTATTGTAGAATTCCCTCAACACAGAAGCTCAAGAGTTTTAAATTATGTTGAAAACAAAGCAACAAGATATGGTGGTACAGGAAGTGATGTAGTTGAAACAAAAACAGTAAAATTAGAGGCAGGAGTATATAGGGCAGAGATAGATCCGTTGGTCGCAAGCAGTAATGCTTTTGGATCAGCAACTTTAACAATAAATACAAAATAATGGCAGAAAATACAATATCATATAGTCACTCAGCAAAAGGGTTTCCAACTTTTCATAGTTTTATTCCAGATTGGATTGAAAATTTAAATGATTCTTTTTTTACTTTTAAAGATGGACAGCTATATATCCATCATATTATCGAAAATCAAAGAAACAATTATTATGGTGTTGACTGCAGCAGTGTGTTGGAATTTGCTGCCAATGAAGGTCCATCTGACATTAAAATGTTTCGTGCAATAAAAACCGAAGGGAATAGTAATAACTGGGATGTTACTGTTGAGACGGAAAATGAAAAAGGTTTTGTAAATAAAGATATGTTTCAGAAAAAAGAAGGATTTCATTATGGATATGTTAGAAATGAAAACACTTCAGTTGATTATAAAAAATTAAGCGTTCAAGGTTTAGGAACTTGTGCATCATCAACATCTACAACTGTTACTGTTACAGGTTTAAATCCTGGTATAGTTTCCGTAGGAGACAATATTTATCAAGCAACTGTTTCAGGGGAAACTATAGGAACACCAGCTTTGTTAGGCACTATAAGCTCTATATCTGGAGATGTAATTACACATGGTGGATCAACTGCAGCAACGGCAAGTAATTTCATTTTGTTTGCTAAAAATCAAACTGCAGAGTCTGAAGGAGTGAGAGGTTATCATGCGAAAATAAAACTTACTAATAACAGCACTAGCCCAGTGGAGCTGTATAAGGTAGATTCTGAAGTTACAAAGAGTAACTTGTAAAATTTGTATATTTGTATTAAATTATTTAGATGGATCCATTTACAGCAATATCTTTAGGAGTTAGTTTCGTGGGAGGCGCAGCCAAAATGGTGGATGGTATAATTAGCGCAGAGGCATCCAGAAAAAAATTGCAGGAACTAGAAAATGCCGCCCTTCCTTTAAATGCTTTTGAGGCACTGCAAGTAAACACAGAGCAGCAAGAGATTATGAGAGAAGAGCTGCAAAGAATGGCTATGGGGCAAACAGAGATGTTGCAACAAGCTGGAACAAGAGCTATTATTGGTGGTTCAGGAGTCCTTAGCGAACAGCTTAGAGAGGGATACAGGCAAATTGCTGCTGATGTTGGAAATAAAATGGATGAGAAAAACTTATTGATTGCTGAAGAAGACGCTAATATTCAAAGAGTAAAAGAAGCAAGGCTACAAGGGCAAATTAAGAGAACAGGAGAGCAACTAGCAGCATCTAAAGAACAAGCATTTAGTGGATTGGCTGATATTGGAAGTGCACTCGGTACATTTGGAGCTATAAGGTCAGAAGAAAGCGGTGAAAAATATGGAGACACAGAGGCTGGAAGATTACAAGCGAAACAAGGCAGAATAGAAAACAGAAGAGCTAGAGCTGAAAAAAGGGTGAATATAGCTAGAGGAATTGGTAGTGATAAAGGTTCTAAAGTGGGTAATTTCCTAAGAAAAGCTACAGGAGGAACAGTTGCTGGTCAACAATCAAAAATAGGTAGACTTTTATCCTCTCCATTTAGACTTATTGGAAGACTTTTTACAGGAAAAGGTTAAATAATATTATATGGCAAACGGCAGAAACAGAAGACAAACAAGAAGCGCTTTGGATAGAATGGCAAGAGTCCAAAGGTTTCCTGGTATAGGTACTTATGACTACGGTCCAGCAGCTGCTATAAAAACTGATTTTGGTCAGTTAGCCAGAGATAATCTTTCTGATTTCAAAAGCGCTCAAGAAACAGCAAGGAAGGCTAGAGAAAGAATTGATGCAGCTCAAAAAGAAGCACAAGATGCTCAGGATTATGAGCACACTGGAATTGCTAGTGTAGACGGAGCTACTATGTCATTAGCTACTAGCTATAGAAATTTATTGCGTGATAAAAGCTCTATGATAGGCAAGGAAATTAATCCAAAAACAGGAAACTTATATACAATAAATGATTTTGTTGCTTTCAAAAACAATGTTATAAATAACTCAAAAATATGGAAGGGACATCCAGAGTTAATTAAAAATGTGCTTGAAGAGTATGCTAAAAATGAAAAATTAGATCCTATCACTACGGAAGCTTTTTCAAAGAGCGTTGGTACTTTAGTGGATTCTGGAAGCAAGTATACCATAGAAGCTGATGATAATGGTGATATTATTATAAAAGGAAAGGATAGAGATGGAAACCCTAAAACATTCAATCTAAAAACTCTTGCAATAAATAGGGTAGAGGAAATTGAAAAGTTTGATACTTTAGGTAATATAGAAGAGTTTCAAGATATTTATGCTAAAACTCAAAAGAAATTTCAAATTGACGGTAGAACGTATACTGTTGGTGAAATAAAGGGTAACCCTTTGCTTTTTACTAAACATATAAAAACAGAGCCACCAGCGTTTAAAAAAGCACTTAAAACTCATTTAGATGGTTTCTATAACGATCGCCAAGCTATGGTTTCTTACCTACGACAAAAATTTGGTACAGAGGTAGAATATGATCATGATGAGGTTGAGGCGTCAAGGGCAAAATTTAAAAGAGGATATACTAAGGAATTTGGAAAAGACACAGGTGAACTTAACTTTCCTGAAAAATTTAACAAAATATATTTAAATAGAGATGGTCGTTTTGAGATTCCTAAAGCATTGAAGGAAAAAGCCAAAAAAGCTTACGAAGCGCAGCTGTTAGGTGCATTTGGTGTTGAAGAAACAGTCCAAGTAACAAAATTGGCTAAAGCTACCTCAGGAGGTTCTGGTTCTACAAAGGAAATAGCTGTAGGTGAATTATTGTCCGATGAATACAAAGGACAAACTGAAGCATCTGATTCTGTTTTCTATACCAAGAATGAAAAAGGTGAAATTATTGAAAATGTTGGTACGTCATATAAAACTTTTAATCCTCCATATGGAGCTAGAGACCTTAATTTTTCTTTAAATTTTAGCTCAAAAGGAGCGGATAAAGACATAGTGATTCCATATGATGATTTCAAATACGGTGGAACAATTATAGATCCTACAACTAAAGAAGAAAAAGTTATAGATGGTGCGCCTAATGTTATTAATGCCTCAACATATAAGCTCATGCAAGAGAATCAAACACCTGGCAACAATCCATTTAAAAGAAACGCTGATTTATTTAAGTATATAAAAGGTCAAAAAGAACCAGAAATAAAAAAATTAGGGTTTTTTCCTATAGATCGTAACAAACCGCTTTCTGAACAAAGATCAGCATTAGAAAAGTTCGAAAAAGATGTCAGGGGTGGAAATATAGGTATGCAAGGCTTTAGTATAGCTGCAGACTTAAGTGATAATGATATTAGTCAAATGGGAATTAAAGCCTCTTCTGTAGGTGGTGAAGGAAGGAATTTTACAATGATAGATGGTCTTGTTTTCACATACGAAAGGGGACAGACACGCCAATCCAGTGCTGGTAATCCTGAGCAATCTTTCACTGATATAGAAAGAAGGTTTCCTAAAATTCCAATAGCTGTTCGTTTGGTTGGACGTGTTAATGTTGTTGCAGGTCAAGAAAAAATCCAAACAAGCAGAATTATTGAAAATAAACTTATTAAAGAATCAGGTGAACCAGTAGAAGATCAAAGATCTGGAGCTTTTAGCAAAGCATCTATGTCTGATGTTGCTGGGTATGGAAAAACAAAAACTGTAAATTCTGACGCGATTCCTCCAAGCGCAATTTTAGGTATAGTACAAAAAATAACTGCGTCTGGGAAAAATTCTATGTTTGAAAAAATATTCTTAGAGAATAGGAGATCTAATAATCCTATAGTAGCTCTATATAAAACAATGCAACAAGTTCAAAACATGCAAATACAATAATTATGGCAAATGGAAACCCTTTTGTAGCCGACAGGCTTAATTATATCAGAGAAAAACACAAAGATTTGTATGATACAGGACAATTTGATTTGCTATTGGATAAATATAATGAAGATTGGGACTATCAAATAGAAACTCCTGGGGCATTACAAGAGTTTTACAATTACTACGATCAAAACCCTATTCCTCTTGATGATAGTGAAAAAAAAAATCCAAACCTCAACGCAGATTCGGAATCAGATTCACAATCAGAGGGACAAGACACTTCCTTGGATATATTCGAAACGAATAAAGAAACAACAAAACTTCTCAGAGATTACGTTGCAAGTTTAGAGGCTGTAGATGGCAGCTACAATTCATATCAAGGATCTCATTTAAACAACACAAAACAATATGATTTTTCAAGTATGACCTTGAAAGGTGTATTGGATTGGCAAGAAAGAAATAACAACAAAGCTGTTGGTCGTTATCAAGTAAAACCACAAACGCTTAGGGATATAATGAAAAAAACAGGTATGACTGAAGATGAGTTGTACAATCCAGAAAATCAAGATAAAATCTTTGATGCATTAATAAAAAGAAGGGGATATGAAAAGTATCTAAAAGGTGAAGGCTACGAGGATTTTGCTTTAGGTTTAGCAAAAGAATTTGCTGGTGTGCCTTTAATATTCGATTATGAAGGTAAATCTGTTGGTGAATCTTACTACGAAAATCAAGGCTCTAATAGATCGCATGGAGATCCACAAGACCTTATAGATATTTTAAAAACAAATAGATCTTATAGATCTAAACATTCAGAAGATTATTATACTAGGCAAAATATACAGCAAGTGGATGATATATTCAATGCTGTAACCCCTGATTTTATAAAAGAAAAAACCGAAGAAGAATTCGAGGTAGATTTTAAAAAGCAATTTTCTAGATATGGGTTTGATGTAAAACAAGCTGAATCTGGCATAACAGGAATAGGAACGGAAGATGAAGTAATAATTTCCCATCCAGATATCCAAGAAGATTTTCCTTTACGTTTAGAAGAATTTATTACAGATAAATTTTCTATTCCCACGAAATTTGGGACTTTTTCTATGAATTATGGCGACGAACCTAATAAAGCAAAATTAAAATTGGCAGCTGATGAATTAAAAAAATGGATGAGAGGAGCAGCTTTGTCAATGGCGCCTGAAGCACGATATCAAGTTGATTTTGAAGAAAACCCAACAAACGTGTTGCTAGATATTGCAAATAAAACACTTTTAGATCCTAACGAGTTGCAAGAGTTAAAAGCACAGATAGAAGAACAAAGAAAGCTTTTAGCGGAAACAGAACAAAGTATTCCTATTCAAGATAGACAGAATATATATCCCTCACCATATGGTCCACAATATAAACCAAATCCTGAGTATGAAAAAATTGAACTAGATTTAAGAAAGCTAGAAAATAAGCTTTTAAATGAAGAAAAGTTAAAAGGAAAGGTTACAAGAGAATTTCAAGCGCTTGCAGATAAGTTTGGGGGATTAGAAGAAGCTATGAAAAGCAATCCTGAATTAGATGAATATGTCACACAATTTGCTAAGTTAAGATTGTTAGATACAGGAGAATTAAAAATAAATACAATTTTAATAGATGGAAGAGCTTCATCTCATAATGAATTAAAAAGACTTACTGAAGATCCAGATATGAGAGAAGCTATATTTGATGGAGAAGTAACTGTAAAAATAATTGAAGATCATAGTACAGGGTTTGAGGGTACTGGTTTGGAAAGACAAGCAAAAAATATTACAGGTTTAGCTGCAAGAATGTTCAAAAGAAACACTTACGGTGTAGCTTCTACAGATGAAAATCCTTTAGTAGCATTTATTGAGAATAGAGCAGCTAAAACAGAGTTTATTATGCGTTCTGTGCTTCCTTCAATAATGGCAGGTACAATAGATATAGCTGCAAATTTGGGAGATGCGTTTTTTGATATAGGAAAAATATTATACGATATTCCTGCAAATATAATTCCTGACAAATTTATAAAAGATGCTGATAAAGTTAGAAACTACCTAGACGATAAAACAGCAGCACATTATGATACATGGTTTGACACATGGAGATCTTTTGCTCAAAACAATATTAGAAGTGTAATTCCTGAAACAGCAGGAGATTTAGCTTCAGATTCAGAATCATTGACTGAATTTTTTCAGAAAGGCAGTACTGCTGCTGGCGAGTCAGCGCCCTATTTTCTTGCCTTTATGGCAAACCCTGCCGTTGGTTTAGGCACAGTTGGTTTAAGCGCTTATGGAGGAAGTCTTGAAGATTCATACCAAAACCAAATCTTTGCTAGAGATTTGGAAGAGAAAGATATTTTTATTCCATCTCAATTACAAACTTATTTAGATCAAAGTACTTTGTCACAAAGAGGAATAGCGTTTTCAAAATCTGCATTAGAAACCGCTACGACATATGCTTTTACATTTAAGTATTTTAAAAACCTTGCAAAAATAACTAAACCAGGGATGGATATAAAAGCTTTTAGAGAAGCGGCAAGAGAGTATAGAAGAGGTTTTCTTGAATCTTATGGATATATGACTTATAAAGCTGGGAAAAATGAAAGTATAGAGGAATTATTGGTGTCAATTGAAAACAATGCAGTAGATCATATATTTGGAATTAGAGATGTAACTTTTGAAGATTACTGGAGAGATGCTAAAAATGCAGCTGGTCATGCTCTTTTTAGTTCCACAGCTATGGGTTTAGCAGGTCAACACGCAAAAAGAACACAAGCAAGAGACCTCGTTGAAACACAAATTTTTAATACTGTACGTGATAGAAACACGAGTCACAGTCAACTGTATAAAAATTATTTACAGGTTAAAAATAAAATTATTGAACAAGCAGCAAAAAAGGGTACGGTAAATAAAACTTTAGAACAACAACATGACCAACTAAAAAATGAGCTAGAACTTATAGAGGCTGATTTGGAGAAAAAGTTAAATGGGGCTGATAGAGAAGATTTAATAGAATTTGCGAAAGGCGAATTACAAATAGCCAATATTATAGATAATTTAAGAAGCGCTGACACAGAAATAAATTTAGATGAAGTCGCGGATGAAACTAAGGTCGAGAAAGACAACACCGTAAAACCAAGTATATCTAATGATATAAAAGATAGGGCTGTGAATAGGATTAGAACTATCCTTATAAATCAGAAAGAGATTATGAAAAAAATTGATCCGCAAAATCAATATACAGCATCAAATGATCTTAAAAATTATTTAAACACTATTCTTGTAGAAGCAAATCAAAGCGATGATGAAGATGAGGAAACAGAAACAGTATCAGAGGAAATAGAAACAGTTTCAGACGAGGGTATAAACAAACTATTAGATTTTGGTAATGCTACACAAAACAGGTTAGGTACAAGAGAGCCTGTCACGGATCAAGATAAAAAATATAGAAATGGTGCTGAAATTTTAAAAGGGTTAAGATCAATGGCTCTTGGCAGGATTGCATTTAACGAAAATGAAACACCTTTAGGAGACACATTTTTCTCAAGAGCACCACAAGACGTGCAAAATATAATTAGATTTTTGGAGAATGTTACTGAAGATGATTTAAATATAGATGAAAAAAGAAAATTAAATTCTTTTATGAGCAAACTTACTGATGTAAAATCATATGAAGATATAGATAAATTAGGATTAAGCAGATTTTCTAATGAGTTTCAAGGTCCTTTTGAAATACTAAATGATATATTTGGAGCCACACCTTCAGAATTTGTTGGCAAAAAGGTTAAGCCAATGAGTGTTATTGAAAAATCATTTGTCGTAACAGGATTTGCTGATATTAGACACCTCATAAGTATGATGTTTAAAAACTCTGCTATGGCAGAGCCAATGAAATTAGTTAACAGCCGAATTGATGTTAGTATGCAAACCTTGATAGATGAAGGTGTTAGAATTAAAACAGAATATGAAAGTTTAAGTTGGCTTGACGAAAAAGTTAATAACGAGACTTATTTCAGTGATGAAAATCAAATTGAAAGACATTTGCTTGCGCATTTAGGAAAGTTTGAAAACAGAAATAGAGAAGGTCAGCAAAAAATAGATGATCGTAATGATCAGTTTACAAAAAAGGTGAAGTCTTACCAAACCATGATTGACAACATGGCTGACGAAAACTCAAATGAAGATGTAAAAAATAAGCAAAAAGCAGAACAAGAAGTTTTTGATAGATTGTTAAGCAATGCTAGCACATATGACCAAGTTGTACAAAATGCTAAATCCTATAACAATAAAGGGGTTCAATGGTTGAGAAATTTATTTTTAGATGATGCAAAAGAGGTTTTTGCTTTCATGAGAAACATGTATGGAACCACTCCTACTGAGTTTGAAAACTATTTACCCACAGTTTTAACTGGTGTAAAAGGACAAATGAATCAGATTGGGACTGATTATTCTGTTCTTCAAGCAGGAGATCAGTTTGGTAGAACTTCACCTAACTTAAAACAATCTTCAGATCAAACTGATGACCTCGGAGGAACATTGAGTTTTGAAAACTACGAGCAAGTTATAATAGATTATTTAATTGCATCAAGAATGCAAATGCAAAACATGGGAGATATTTTCAAGCTTAAAGGATTATTTGAATCTAAAGGATTTTCAGATTTATTTGAGCCAGGACAGGATTTTGTTACCATGAGAGATATGTTGGTTAAGATTCTAGGACAAAAGGTACAAAGAATGAATAGAGTTTCAACAAACGAAAGGATTAAACCCTCTTTTGTGAGAGGTATGGAAAGACTTGGGGCCACTATTGTTAAAATGACATCTGCTAGGAGATTAGGATCTTTAACTATGAGGCCTAGACAATATTATTCTGCAACTTTTGCTGCACTTCCAGTTTTAGGAGGAAGATCAGCGCAGTTTTTGATGGAACAAATAGCATTATTTTCAGTTGGTTTAAATACAGAAACACAAAGAAATGCCAAGTTTAGACAAGCTTTGCTATCAGCTTCTTTAACAAAAGGCAGAAGTGGTTTGTCTAAAACAGGTATGGAGCCTTTGTATAATTTAAAATTTGAAAAACCCAAAACAATAAAGGGTAAAGTTGTAGATAAGTTGTTAAACGGAGCTGATTTTCTTACAGATAAGGTATTACAAACTACACTTTCAAATACAGATATTTTAGCAGCTCAAAATACATTTTTAGCATTTTACATGGATTATGCAATGAAAAGAAATCCAAGCCTACAGAGCATGACTGATAATGAGTTTTTTGAATATGCTGCAAGCAATATAGATCAAAAAGCAATAGCACATGCAGATGAGCAAGTTGCAAGATCTCAAACTCAATCAGACGAATGGAATAGCACAGGTATTTATGGTCAAGGACAAGGAGGTGCAGGAATCTGGAACTCGTCAAATACTAAACAACTAATAGCTAATATGTTTTTTACTTTTGGTCGATTTCAAAATAACAGAAAGGTTGGTGTGGCTAATGATATGTCTATTTTAAATTCAGATATAGCTTCTGAAGCTGATAAAGCTGTTGCTGCTAGAAGATTGGTTTCAGCGGCAATTGAAATTGGTGTGTTTAAAGCAACAGGTCCAATGGTAGGAGCAGCATTAACTGCAGTTATTACACCATTGCTAGCGGAGCTTCTTGGGTTTGACGAAGAGCTGGATGTTTTGATAAAACAAATTCAAGCTAAACAAGGTGTAGAGGGAGCAGATGAAGTAAGGGCTCAAAACGAGTTTGTATTAAGTAAGTATGGTAGGAATATTTCCAAAGAATTTGGTACATCTCTTTTTGATGGATTCGCGCCAGCTCCAATACCACCAATAATTTCGGAGTTTGGGTTTGCAGCCATAAATAGGTTTATGGAGTCTGCTGGCATCGAGCCATATTTTAATGTTTATAATCCTAGAGCAAGGAGTTTGTTCAGTGATGATGATTCATCTACTGTAAATACTGATTTTTTAGGACAAAACTTTATGAATTCACTCGGTATATACACTATGGCTACTGAAGATCTTACAAATGCCTATAATTCAATCATATGGTTAAGTAATGCAAAATTTCCAGCATATCGTGGTTCTGGAAAAGACAGATATGTTTACGATATAGCAGCAAAAGGAGCAGATGTTTTGGCAGCCACTACATTTGCAAATCTTATATTTCCATCAGCAGATTTAAATGCTTTTAATAGAAAATTAAGAGGAAAATTAGAAAGAGATTACACAACAAGCATGCCATCTCAAAGAGCATTAAAAAGAGCCAAGAAGAAACAAGATGAGGTTTATGAAAAACAAAAAAGAAAACAAGAGCAAGAACAAAGGGATCGAGTGTTTACACCTCAAAAGAAAGCAAAAACTTTAAAAGGTAATTACGAGTTGCAACAATCTTTAAAACAAGCTTTAGATAACTAAATAATATTTTCTTTAATTATTTTAATAACCTCTAAGCAATCTTTTTGATTCCTAGGCATAAAAAGGTCGGCTTTTATGTTTTTGTCCATTAAATACCTCTTAAAAAGCTTCCAGCGTATAGGAAAAGCCTCGTTTGGATTACCTTTACATTCTATAATAAATCTAGGGGGCTCCTGAGCATCTAAAAAATCTGGTGTATATTTGATTGGTAGTATATTTTTATTACCCCTATCATGCAGGTGTTTTTTCACACGAGTTTTTTCGTAGCTTGCATTCTCAAAATTAAAACCATCAACCAATGAAAATGTTTTTCCTTCGTACAAAGTTTTTATTTTGGCTTTTTCTAGCGCTTTGTACATATATAATTCTAGCTTGGAAGCAAATTTATATTGTTTATATGTTACTTTGGTACTCCTGGTAATTTGTTTGTTTTTTGATTTTCTTCTTCTCATAGTTTCACTCTTTCGTATGGTGATTTATCTTCATCCATCCATTTGTTACAGGTTTCAGCAACTATTTTGTAGTAAAAATCTGGGTTGATTTTCCATTTTTTATGATCAACAATACACATTTCTGGTCTGTCATCATATATTTTACATTTATTATTATCTAAAAGATTTTCACACCGACCTGTTTCATCAGCTTTTAATCCATTCTTTTGTAAAATATCTTCGGTAACTAAATTTAATCTTCTGCAACAAGCACCACAAGACGTGCAAGGAAATTTATTCATCTATATCTACTACGTACATAAGATTGTTGTAGCCTATGTCTTTGAATAAAAGCTCTGCTTCATTTTCAGTTTTAGCAAAAACACAATCCTTTTCTACAACACGCTCTGTACCTTTTGTTGTTTTTATTTCGCCTGTACAAGGTACATATTTTTTAAATTCTCCTATATTATTCCAATACAAAATTTCACGCAACTCTTGGAAAAACGTAAAAGATGTAAAAAGATAATCCATTGCATCAATTTCAGAAAGCCCACTTGTTTCAATTAATTTAGAAACTTTACTTGATTTATATAATTTAAAAAATATATCTCGAGGTCTGTTACTTAGAAAAACAAACATGTGGTTTTTTTCAAGAAGATGATAAAAATTATTTTCTTTTAAATAAGTTATAATTAAAATCTCCTGCTCTAAAGAAGGAACTTCGTTGTAAAATATCTTATGGTTGTACATAAGGCTAATTTACAAAAGATACAGAAGCACTCTATCTATACCATATAAATGATGTTCCGAAAAATAAAAAGAAAACCTGGATCATGTGCTGCTCTTCATCTTCTTGTGTGTCAACCCAGTCAGGCCATTCATCCATTTCGCTATTCCAATAATTAATTCCGACTGTTAATCCGTATATTGGAAAAAAAACAACTTCAAATCCTAACATGATTAAAATAAATGTGTGATTCTAGCAATTTGTCCATGCTCTTTGGCATGTATAAAGCCCTCAACGGCTTTCGGTACGTGTTGATATCCATTTCTGTGATGCCAGGAATCTGTTCCAGAAGGAGATCGTAAAGCTTCGACAGTAACACCAATAAAATCTTTAGACATCTTATGATGAATGTGATGTATGTAAACGTATCTATTTTTTGCATTACCCCAGTCTTTTTTTGCTTCTTGAGCCATTAGTAATGGCAAATCTTGTGCTTTTGCCCCATCACCATGAGTCGTACCTATTAAGTTATTAAAATATTTGTAATACTTTCGGTGAGCAATACTCACATCAAAAGTTACATTTTCGCAGTTTTTATACCAAGAGCTTATTGAATCAGCTAAAAAAAATCCACTTTGATAATCGTGATTTGATGGATTAAAAACAAAATGAACATCTGCAACTTGTAGTAATTGATCTACAACATCAACATATAATCTTTTTGCAAGTAAAAAATTATCATACCACATTCCATCTGTATCTTGTACGGTTCCTGATGTTGTGGTTTTTTTAGGGGTGTCTACATGCATTATGTCGTTACCAGCTATGAATAATATTTTATCAATATTAAACCCATTTGTTTTGTCTAAAATGCCTTGAACTCCATCTTTAACTCTTTTAACAGCAACTTGGCTGTTATATTCTTCACCTGTTTCAAAACTTCTAGCTAACTTCCCAATATGCACATCAGCAGGATCAATAACAAGTAAACAAGCATCAGTATAGTTTGTTCTGACAATCGGTTTATAATCGAACGTATGATTTTTAACATCTTCTATATGTTCTTTTAACATTTCCTCAAAAGTTGGTCCTGTTGCTGAAGGCTTAAAGTTTATACTCCAATGTTCACCTTTATACCAAGCGTGTCTTACATCGTTTGGATCTATACCAACTGTTTCACATTCCTCTGCTAAAGCAGGATTGTCTTTTTTAATTGCATTCCTATTCAGCCATGATGATAGTGAACGCCTGAGTTTTTCCACAGGTATATCTAAATTCCATTTCTGGATTATCATCCTTGCAAGCAGAGTTTTATTAGTAAAGCCTGCGTCATAATGATCTAACGCATACTTTTTCTGCTCTTCATTCATTGTTGTCATGCAAGTGTCTTCTTAGTTCTTGCAGCTTAAATATAAATTTGTTTATTTTATTTTTAGCTGTATCAAATTGCTGATCCATAATATCTTCAAAAACCTCATCCATCAAAGGATGTAGCTCTTTTTCAAAGTAGTAGTTAACAAAATCAGCAGCTTTCATTTATATTGTTAAATCTTTTTCCATCATATGTGCTTCTAAAGTATACCCATCCTTTGGGCTTACTTGCATAATAGCACGATATATCCTACGGCTTCTTTTTTTGGTTTCTAGAATCTCTTTTTTTGTTGATTCTAAACCTAGTTCCATATACATTTCATGATCCATTTTTAATAATGAATCAACTTTTCTTTTTACACTCCAGGTTTTATAACCTAGAATTTTTTTTATTTTATCATCTATAATATCATCCATCTTTTAATATTTTTAGCAAATCTGGTTTAAAATAATTTTTCCCCTTGAGAACTTTACCATCATCACGACGAAGTACTTTCCCATTTTCAAGTTTACTCATATTGGACTCATGAACCTCTTGAAATAACTTGTCAAATTTGTTGTGAATTCCATGAGCTATAACAATGCCAGATAATATATACTGCATATCTATTATAGCATCAGCTATAGCTACTATATCTTTATTTTCACAAGCCTCTATATACTCGAAAAGTTCTTCTTTCATTAGGTTGGCTTTGAGAGACCAATCTTCTTCCTGAAGAACTTCTGGGGTTTTGTTGATTATTACACCAAACGATTTATTGAATTGTTTTACTAATTCTATGGGGTTTTTAAATTGCATAAATAACGAATTCTAACAATCATAGGCCCATAAGTTACGAATTTTTATTTAATCTTAAAAATATCGTCTCATACAGCACCCATATAGCGTTACACGCTTCCCTTTGTGTATCGTATAAAATATCACCTTTTTTAATCTTACCCTTGTAATTTAATTCTATTGCGCATTGATCCCCTACTAGTATAATATATGCTTTTATATCGTTTTCAAAACAATAAGAACAAGCTTTATACATTCTCTCTGTTGGAACCCAATATTTAATTTCTTTAGAAAGGCGCTTCTTTGATTTCATCTAATTCTTTTTCGATTAATAATGTTTGATTTATTTTATTTCTTTTGTTTTTTAACCAATTTGAATTATCCCAATGTGGAGTATCACCTTTGATGCTGTCATACCTACCATTGTTTACATTCCAAACAAAATTGCACGTAGCATCATTCGTTCCGAGATTAGCAAACTTAACTTTTAAAACTTTTATAGTTACAGAGTTATTTTGCAAACCCTCATCAGTTCTATCTCTATGCACAAGAATACCATGAGGGCTCATATCATAAAATTCACCCCCACCTTTCACATCATAAAATGTTGGAGGCTGTAATTTACCATCAATTTTTTCAGGTTTTGTTGGATGTGCTACAAGTATTACAAGCACATCATGTTTTTTACAAAAACTATCAATTTTATTTAAATATTCATTTGTGTAATCGTTTATTGATAAATTTTTTCCATCTTTAAATCTGACCTTGTTGTATGGATCTATAACAAGACAACGTATCCCTTTTCTTTTAACCAATTCCTCACCTTTCTTTAAAACTTTATCCAAATCATATCCATCATCATAATTTATATGATAAAAATTGTCACTTACATATTGTACAATGTTTTGCCAATCTTTATTTTTAACTTGATTAGAGTCTGGCTTGTTTCCATAAAATTTTCTTACAATTTTATCAACGTGTAAATATGCAGGGAAATTTTCAGTTGATGCATATGCTATTTTCCAATTGTAAAGCAAATTATATCCAACACACATTTGATCTACAAAATCAGATTTTCCAGAAGAAGGAAATCCTGTTACTACAATAAATTGTTTCGTGTAAGTTGTGAATATACTATCAAATTCTTGCAACCCAACACCATACCCTTTTTGATGTCCGTTTAAATAAAAATTCTCTAAATCATTAGCTACATCTTTAGCTGTAACAACATTTTCTAATGGGCATTGTGGTGCTGAAACTATTTTTTCTCTTAATGAATCTTTACCATACTTAATTAAATATTCATTTGCATCTTTACAGTCATCTAAATCTACAATATAACAACTTTCAGCTCCAAACCTTCTGATTAGTTCAGCCTGACCTTTCCTGCCAGCATCATCATTGTCAACACATAAATATATTTTCTTTTTATTTTCAAACATTTCATAATAATCCGTGAGAAAATCAAGATTTACATTTCCATTCGAAGTAAATCCGTTTGGCACACTTATACAGTTATTCATACCGCACTCTATAACTGATGCCACATCCATTTCTCCTTCTACGATTATAACTTGATCAGAAAACCTTATTGAATCTAGATTGTAGAATATCTTTTCAGCATCTTTAATCATCTTAAAATTTTTCCTACCATCTCGGTATTTAGTATTTACTAATTTTGAATCTAAATAATAATTAAATTGAATTGTGTGCGATTCTTTTCTTGTTTGTGGCATCCATTCTATGCCATCAGATATTCTTAGGTATTTTAGGGTTTTTTCAGATATACCTCTTGATTGAAACCAATCAATAACTTTTTGATTTAGTTCTGTTTGTTTTTTTTCAACAGGTATTTTATATGTTTTGGTTTGATTTTTCTTTTCATACTCATGCATTTGCATTACAACTCCACAGTGTTGACAAGTAGCTAAAGCTCTTTCCCAATCGAGCATTACGCATTTATCTTTTTTCTTTTTTCTAGTGTGACTACATTTTGGACATGTGCTGGTTTTTGCACCATCCTTAAATTTGTATTGATTGTAGTTCTTTATTTTGAATCCATTAATTTCGATCATTTTTTACCACCTTTAATAATTTAAAATCAAATCCTGGCATATCATATGTCTTTTTAGCTCTTTCGTATTGGTCTTTTGTTCCTTTCATTGTTGCTTGACCTTGCCACTTGTAATGATATACATCTTGACTTTCTATTTCATATTTTTTTACATCTTGATATTTTAACCAATTTAAAAAATGCAATCTAAACTCTTTATAGCTTGGCTTTCTGTCATCAGCCGATTCAATTTTACTATAAAATTTATCTAACATTATTTTAACCTGTACTATCTTTATTTTATTATGCATGCATAGTTGTTCATGCCAGCCAATATCTTTCAAAGACATCTCGTAAAAAACTTTATTGTTGTTTGTGTGTTTTACTAAATGTTTTGTTCCAATTATATCTGCTTGATAATTTTCGTAGTTTAACAAAATTACTTTTGTAAATCTTTTTGATTTAATTGTGTCTATTTCTCCTGTTTGTGACAATTTATTTAATGATGTCCTTATTTGTGAAACAGTCATGCCAAGATCGGATGCAAGTTTCCTGTATGATGTCATGGTTTCTCCACGTCCAACTAAAACATCATTTTGAAAACATTTATCTTGGCATGCCGTTAAAAGCAAGTGAAAAAAAACAGATTTAGTCAAGGGCTCCTTGTACCATTTCCATTTCAAGATTTTGTTGTGGATCTTGATTGGTTGCATTTTCTTCTCTTTTCTTTTTTAATTTTTTAATTAAATAGTCTGCTTCTTCTGGATCATGTCTTTCACTTAAATTAGTTATCAAGTGCCCTAACATTTCAAAATAATGTAACGAAGGGTTTTTTGGATCCATTGCTCTATCTACTATATCAAACTGCCTAAGCATACTTTTAATTGTAGATTCATTTTTGCTCATGTATTCACTGAACATTTTATCCACACTACACCTATCTTCTATTGTCCTTACGGCATGTAAAACAGATGCGTGATCCCATTTTTGATTTAAGTTCCACAATGAAGAAATACATCCTAATTCTGAAAGTGAAACTTTATTGCCAGCTGCTGACCTGATATTTCTTCTTAAAAGATACCAAGCTTCCTGTCTTGCATCAACAAGTTGGCGTTTTCTTGATGGCTTCCAAAGTGTTATAGGATAGAGCCCATGCCATTCACAGACTCTATCTACAACACCAATGATTTTTTCATCACGCCTTTTAATGACGCTAGAATGGTAAGTCATCATCAACTTCTTTATCATCGCCTGCAGGTACAAAAGCAGTTGTCTGCTGTTGTGGCTGAGTCATTTCTTTTGAGGTCTTTGGGACAGCCCCATCAGTCCAATATGTTGATCCATTACCTAACCAAATAGGAGCAGCATCTGGATCATTCATGTCTTTTGAAAACTTGACACTTATATTTTGATTGTACTGATCGACTTCATCTTTGACTGCGATTTCTAAATTAGCCCATTTCTCACCTTTTTTCGATGTAGAAATCTTGGCTTTGTTTTGACCTAATTTGGTCAGATTGATTGATATATTTGCTTTAATCATAGTAAATAAAATTATAAATTATTAAATAAATTATAAGGTGTATGAATATAAGAACCCACACACCTCTGTTGCTAGAAAATTCCATACTCTACGTATTGTAATGGATCAGAAGTTTTATTGAGAATCATATCAATATAATTTTGTTCTGCTTCCATTGCTTTAATTTTCCCTTTCTCGTAAGTTTCATCTGAAACATCAATACGTTTCATTCGTAATGAGTTTTTTTCAATTACAAAAAACATTACTTCCATTCCAAATAACTCACGGTAAATCCAAGCTTGACTATCGTAATTAAACATTCGACCTTTGCTTGTAAAAGCATCTATATTACTCGTAGATTTCAGATCGATTACTCTGTCGATATTTGAATTTATAATATCAGCCTTACCTTTCCATAAAACACCATTTCCAAATAAGTCTTTTATCATTGGCTCTTCATAAACATTCTCTTTGTCAAATAAAATATCAGCTGCTTTTGTATTGCGTAAAGTTTTAGCAATATTGTGGCATGCTTCCATTTCTTTTGCCAACAAAATATGTTCTTCAGTTCCTCTTTCACGATAAACTTTAGTAGTTCTTGTTGAAGATTCAATAGAAGGTAAGTTTGTTGATCCAAAAAAAGTTATTTCATGAATTGCATTACCCATTATCATATCAACACTCTTTGGCTCAACAACGTGAAAGTCTTTTGGGCTTTTCAGTAGAGTGCTTATGTCAGAATTAGATAAATAATTTTTACCAATTCCGTTGTAGTATTCTTCATCTTTGCGAAGAACTTCTATAGCTTCTTTAGTTTCCATCTTTATCTTTATCTTTTAACATTTTTCTATGTTCAGGTTTTACAGTCCTAGTCGCTAAAGCTTTTTGTATATCAGCTTTAGTTCCTTTTTTTAGAAGGTATTGAAGACCTTCATTACTTAACATGGGTTTGGTTTTAGCAACACCCACCGTAGTATTAGCATCATCATCTGTGCTTTTAAGCCCTAAAAGACTTGCTAATGTGTATCTACGGAAGTAAGTAATAGCACTACCTAATTTTTGCGGATCAGCAATATCTGGTAATGGTATTCCGCTTTCTACAAACATACCTTTTTCAACACATACTAGTCTGGTCATCACTTCTCCGTTTTCTATAGGTTGTAAAAGCAACACCTTGTGTTTCTTCAACAACGGCAGAACCTGTGATATCAAACTATTAATGTCAAAGTAATCTGAATTGTAAAAAGGGTTTTTTGAATCCTTCGAAATAGATCCTATTTCCTGCTGGATTGCAAACAGTTTTGTATTTATACTCATATTTCAATTATTTTGTTAGTTTTATTGTCTAAAATTTCATAATGCTCACCTCTTTTGGCGATACGCTTGGCATCATCAAGCGATTCTGCGAACCATATTTCATCATCGCATTCGCCACCGTGATAAATGTTTATTTTGTACATCATTTGTTATAAATTATTTTATTTTTATGTTTCAAAAGTCGCATATTAATTAAGAGCTTTGTTATTTCTAATTCTTTTTCTTGATATTTTTTAAATGCACCACGAGCTTTATTTAAATACATTTGCTCTCTCAATGCTTTTAATTTTTTCCAAGACCTATTTAAAGCTAATTCCTGTACTCCTTTCTCAACACCTTTTTTGATTATTAAATCAATGTCCTGGTCCACAATATCAGGATACAGATTTGAGTCTGTGTAAACAGCATTCAATTCTCCTTCTTCTATTGTCACCTTCATGAAGGGTAAAATAAACCCTATTTCACCTGTATATACGTTTAGTATTTGAGGTGAAGTATAGGCCGCTAAAAGCGACCACAGCTTCTCTTTTTTACTTAAATTATCTAATTTTCCCATTTATTAATAACTAAATTTACTATGTACAAGATTTTATCGTAATAAAACTTTGATCGAATCGCAGATATTTCAGGAATTACCTTATCATCTTCATTTAAATTAAAAGCTTCTATTTCCATTTTCACTCTTTCATCTACAATGTCGCTAATACTCTGATAAACCTCGTTAAATATTTTCATATTACTTCCTTTGTGTAATTTATCAGAGTGAAATATATCTTTTATTGGCTTACTCATACAATTTTGGTTTTAAATCATTTTTTATTATTTCAAAATCAGATAATTCTTCTGGTTCAGCACCATCTGCTACTCTTTCTTTGTTGTGTTCTAACAACCATTTTTCTGGGTTATCAGTTATTGCCACTAACTCTTTCTCTCCATCATGAACACCTAAAGTAGTGTAGTCAAAATATATATAGTATTTCATTTTATTTAGTTTTTATTGTTATTTCACATTTTTGTAATTCGTTGATGAACAAACCTAATTTTTTACCCATTTTTGTTTCATCATATTCTAAATGATCTTCAAGATCATATAATATTTTCCAGAGTTTTTTTTCCATTATGCAGGTGTAAAAAGTTGTTTTCTCATTTTTAATACAAAATCTTTTGCTTGATTAATTGTATTAAAATCTTCATGTCCTGCTCTGATTCCATCATCAGCTTTCCATAATACTCTGAATGTTCCGAAAATTGTTTCTTGAATTTTATATTTCATTTCTTTATATTTTCGTATTGATCAATAAGTTTTTCTAAATCCATCTCTGTTAAATGAGAATATTCTTTTGGGCAAGGACAAAGCCAAGTGCCTCCA